GATTAATCCAAGAAATCCCTGCATCTGCCACCCCTGCTATTGCAGTTCTAAATCTAACAGCACCGTCAGAAAACATTATTGAATTGGCTTCATCACTTGCGTTTGTACTAATATATTTCCATGTATCCGTAGAACTGGAATGATAAGCATTAGCACTTACCCATGTTTTAGTCCCGTCTGCTTGAGTAGTTTCACTACTTAACCCTGCTGTACCACCAACCTGCAATGCACTAACTGTTGATGTCCATGTGGCGAGGTTTTCGGTTTCGATGCCTATGTTGGCGTTGTTCGCTATCGTGAGGGCATCTGTGAATGTTGGAGTTGTGTCAAGTGATGCAAGTGCCCCAACTTTAAACACAAATGTCCCATGAAGCATTGCTATCGCATTTGATTCATCCGTAGATATTGTTTTGAAAGAACCATCATGATATAAATTATTCGTTAGATATAAATGGCGTGATGCCGCAGGTGTTGCATGAGCAAAGAGTGCCGCATTTCCACCAATCTGCAAGGCTCTCCATCCTGATTGCCACACTTCAAGGCTCGCATTGCCTATACCTACATTCGCATCATTCGCTATTGTGAGGGCAGTAGTTAAATTACCTGCCGTGTCTGTATCTACTGAACCTGATGTAATAACATCAAATATATGAGTTCCATTAACTTGTAGGTATCTACTCGCTTGATCCGTTGAAATATATTTGTACAAACCGTCAAAATACATATTCTGTGATAAAATGAGTGCCTTAGATGCCCCTTGAGTAGTTTGGGCAACCAATGAGGCATTACCACCAATCTGTAATGCTGTCCAATCTGTATGCCACGCTTCAAGGCTCGAATTGCCAATGCCTACATTACCATCTGAACTTCCACCCGCTCCACCAAAGAAAACATTGCCACCCCCAAAGGATATATCTGCTGTGCCTTCCTGATCTATTGCAAGAGTATTTAATGCTCCTTCATCATAATTGAATGCAGTAGCACCACCAACAATTATCTTCGCTTGGTCTACTGAAAATTGAAGGTATGTATCTGCATCACCATCATGAGTAAGTTTGTTGGCAATATTTAGATCACCACCAATAGAGATAACACTATTAATTGTATCAACAGTAAATACATCGTCAGCATCACCATCTTTTCTTATCAATAGTGCTTCAGCATTATCAGTATCAATCAATAATGTGCCCTGAATTACTTCGTCTATAGCTATGGAAGATGATCCTGATATAGCAAGATCACCATCACTATTAATGCTAGCAACTTCGGCATCATCAGAATCTGTGATGCTTAATTTTTCAACACCAGCATTATCACCCAGCTTAATTGTAGCCGTTCCACTATCAGGCTCCCAGACATCAAATTGAGCTGAACCGACTATGTTTATTTTCAATGCATCGCTTGAGCTTTCCCAGATGGCATTCAAGATGTCTTGACTGGATGGAACTACTGATACACCGATGGTGCTATTTACCAGTACATCATTTAATATTTCTTGTATGCTTGCTTGTAATGCCATGGAAATTAATCCTTATTTAAAAATTTTCTATGCACTTCAATAATTGAGCTTTATTCATACTATTATCATATGGAACATCTTTCTTGTCCATATAATCTTTTAGTCTAGCAACTGTCCATCCCATTGATGGGAGTTCACCATCAGATACATCTTCATTGGTGTTATCTGGTACTGGAATGTCTTTCTCTATGGCTGGCACTTCATCTGTTGATTCTGTGGCATCTCCCACCTCAGGCTCTGGTGTGGCTAGAGATCTCTGTTGTTTTTCTATTGCTATGCCGGCCACCTTTGTTTCATACTCTCCTTTTTTCAACATTTTGAATACCTTTGGAAAATCGATGTTTAATCGTTTGGCTTCATCATCATCTGCTTCAAAAAAGCAAGTCTCAGGATGATCTGTATTACAAGTGATCTGACCATTTTGGTAATTTTTCTGAAGATTTGGAATCCCTAGAAATTGCATATATTTCATTTTAATATCCTTTTAAGATTAAAAAATATTGACAGGGAATTACTTTGTAGCACTAGTCCCTGTCAATAGTTAGTTATTTATTTATGATGCTTCAGCCAATTTTCTGATCCATAGGACAATCAGTTTATCACCAGTTGTAGCAACACTACACTGAATATTACCATCAGAAGTAATAGATGTTGTTGATGTCCTATCTGTTGGAATTCCAGTAGTGGTTGCAATTTCTATTACTGACCATAATTTATCAGTGGTCAATATGCCTGTTACAGCCATGTTGGTATCTGCTCCTGCCCCAGCAACTGTTGCTGATCTAAAAGCCTTTGTGTTCATTTCATTTAAGACAAAATCTGCCATGATGCTCTCTTTTCTTTATTTTTAAAAATTAAACTAGACAAGCACGTGATGAATCGTGCTTGCCTAGCACGCCATACATAACCAAGGAGGAGATTATGTTGTCAAATTGTATCCGACTACAGCCACAGCTTCATCAGATGCCATTGTGAATAGTGATGTGAAATCCACTCTTCTGGAAACAACAACTTGAGTCTGCTGTGTAGCAATATCACGGTCACTTTCCGCAATGGGTGATCCTTTATCAGCACCCCAGAATCCACGCCTGTTTACTAGCAGGATATTAGATTTTGTCTCAGTGACACCATCCTGATATCCAGTAGCATTCAGATCCTGTTTCATCCATTCAGATACGATAATTGGAGCACCATCAACCTTTGCCAATTCACCTTTTAGGACAGTTGCATTTGGCCCGAATTTATCCAGTGTCTCAACCTGAGTCAAAGACAGCATCTGAATAAATGCAGAGATCCCAGCAATCCAAGCAAGTTCATTAGGCATAACACCATATTTGCCCATGCCTTTTCTCATGGTACGCAATTTGGTTACAGACAAAGTAGAGATGTCTGTGGCACCAGATCCTGTAGGTGCGGCACCTGTGGCTGTCCCACCTTCTGAGCGCAATCCATCATAGGATCTATTAATATCACTTGAAGTAGTCACATCACTATCAAAGTGAGTTGCTGTCTCATCACCATTGATAATAGAATCATCAGATGCCGATGCTATCGCATAAGCCAATTCATCCAGCACAATAGGCATCATTGCAACAATACCATCTTCATCCATTTCGTCAGAAAATAACATTCTCACAGCATGCTTGATAGCAGTGAATGTTTTCTTGGCTGAAGTTAAATTCCTTGTAGAAATTTTCGTGCCTGTATCATCAGTGTTCTCACCCATCAAGTAGGCACGCACCGCTGAAGATTGTAATGGAATATCAAATGAGCCTGATCTGTTAGGCAAAGTTACTCTAGGAAACAATGCTGAAACTTTCAATTCAAGATTGATACGATCAATAAACTGGCCGGACATCTGAGTTGTTACCCAGCTAGAATTCGCTGTGGTGTCCATAGCTTTCAAATGACTACGCAGATCTGGCAATCGACGCAATTCATAATCCATCAGTTTGTAAGTCTCTGAATTGACTATTGAATTGGCAAATTTCGCTTCATCAAATCCGTGCTTTCTGGTAGCATTATAAACACCCCAGATCATTAACATGTCATTCATTTTCATGACATCAGAAGGTAGCATGTAGCCGTCACCCATAGACTTGTATCCAGTAGGTGTCCACTCAGTGTTTGTGCGATACATGGCCTTGCCTATAGGATCACCGTTGCCATATCCCCAGACATTGGCCACTCTTGCCTGCTTCTCAGTAATTTCCTTACCTACACCGCCAATAGAGTCCCAGACTTCCATCTGTTTCTCCTCTTCAACTTCTGTAAGTTTCTCAACTTTAGCGGTCAACAGATCCTGAGCTGTTTTCATGCCTGTTAGTGCCATAGTAAGATCTTCTGTTGCTTTTGTTTGCTTTTCCTTTTGCTCTGACACAGACTCAGCAACACCTGTTACGGCATCACTGATTTGAGCAAGGATGGCTGGCAACTGTTTTTCATCCAGTAAATTTGGATTAATAACTTTTACATTTTCCATTTCAGTTTTCCTCTGTGTTTCTAATTATGAGCATTTTATGCTTCTGGATTTATTAAATTATTAAGACTTGTGACATCATCACAGATCTTATTGAGAATGTCCATATCCACTTCAATACTTTTGACTGGCTCTGTATCCTCATTTGCTTCTAGTAAAATTTCAAGTGCTTCCATTCCTGATTTCATTCCTTGGATAGCACTC